AAAAGAATTGCAAGAATCACAAGGTAAATTAAATGCTATTAAGCACGATTTGGGTTTATTATCAAATCAAGGTTTTAATTTAAACATTATGATGAATGATGAAAATCAAAAACAAAACAAATCTAAAGAAAGTCTTGAAGAAAAATATGGTAAAATAAATATTGACCTTAAAGATGGTTCTTATGAATTAATCCCAGAAAAAGATGAAAAAAATTAGCGAACATATAAGTTTTAAAGAAGCAACACATTCTCAAACTGCAAATAAATTTGGTTTAGAGAACAAACCTAATAAAGACCATATAAAAAATATGGAAATTTTAGCAGAAAAGGTTTTTGAACCTTTGAGAGATTGGGTTGGTGGACCTATAAAAATTAATTCAATGTTTAGATCAGAAGAACTTAATAATAGAATTGGTGGTGCTATGAGTTCATCACATATTTTAGGAAATGCTTTTGATATTACTTCTTTAGGTAAAAAAACTAATCTTGAGATGTTAAATTATATTATTAAAAATTTAGATTTTGATCAAATAATTTCTGAATTTCCAAATCAAGATGGTGAACCGAGATGGTTACATATATCTTATTTAAATAAAAAAGATAATAGAAAACAAGCATTAGAAATTAAAAGAAAAGGTAAATATTATACTTATACAGATTGTAAAAATTGTGAATAAATTTCAATTTTCAATTATAGAAAGATTTACAGTTGGACCATTAATTGGTTTTAGTTATTATCCTATAGAGTATGAAAAAGATTATACTGAATTAAATATTTATTGCATAGTTTTTGTATTACACTTTAAATTCTATTAATATGCCAATACCAAAAAAAAAGAAAAATGAAAAACAGTCTAGTTTTATGATTAGATGTGTTCCAGAGTTAATGAAGTATCACGAAAAATCACAGGCGATTGCTATGTGTTATAAAGCATTTAAAAAATGAAAAAAGAAGTAGGAATAGATTTAGATAATGACGGTAAACCTGATTTACATTTTGATTTAAAAACTTTAATATTAGTGGTAGGTGGAATAATAAGTATAACTATGACTTATTCAACACTTACTAAACAAATTGAACTTAATAAAGCAGAGATTGAGATAGCTAAACAATTACCACCTGCTCAGTCTCACGATATAATAGATCAAAAAATTATATTTTTAGAACAACATATTAAATCAGAATCTGAAAGATTAGATAAATTAGAAGATAAAATATATAAAAGATGAAAAATAAAAAATGATAAAAATATTAAATAAACTTTTTGGTGGCACAGGAACAAATATAGCAGAAAAAATATCTGGAATTATTGATAAACATACTTTTAGTAAAGTAGAAAAAGCAGAGTTTGAGAAAGAAATGGAGCAAATATTTATTAAAGCAAAACTTGATTTAGAAAAAGAAATTACAACTAGGCATAAATATGATATGGAATCTGATAGTTGGTTAAGTAAAAATATAAGACCTTTATTAACTATTTTTTCATTATTATTATATACTATTTTTTCTGTTACCGATGGAAATATAGGAAATTTTAATATACAAAATAATTATGTAGATTTATTAGGTCAAATAGTTATAATGTCTTTAGGATTTTATTTTACATCTCGAGGTATTGAAAAAACAGCGAAAATACTAAAAACTGACAAAAGAATTAAATAGTTTTTTTATATATTTGTTCTATACAAACGTATAAACTTACACAACCTAAGAAAAATGGAAGGTGTTTGGATCAGGTAATTTTGAAAATTTGTTTTTATAAGGGGGGAGGTTTTTCTTTCTTTTCTTTTATTTTCTTCTGGTTACTTGTTTTATTTTGTTTTCTTTCTTTTAGTTATAAAACACATTATTATATCTACAAATGAAAAAAATTACCAGAAAAAATATAGTTAAAAGGTTAGATACAGTATTTTCTTTATATATAAGACTAAAAGATTCAGACAATGAAATGGTAGAATGTTATACCTGTGGTAAAATAAGTCATTATAAAAAAGGTATGCAATGTGGACATTTTCAAAGCAGAAAATCATATTCAACAAGGTGGGATGTAGATAATTGTAAAGTACAATGTTATGGTTGTAATGTAATGAAATATGGCGAACAATATAAATTTGGTTTAAAACTTGATCAAGAATTTGGAAAAGGTATTGCTGAAGAATTATTAATTAAATCAAAAAAAATAGTAAAATATACAAATGAAGATTTATTAGAAATGATTAATAAATACCAAAATTTGGTAAATTCATTAATATAGTTATCTTTACAACTTACATTGGTTATCTATACTTATAGATGTCTTTGTTTCTTTTTGTTTTTTTGTCAAAAATTGGGTTATTAATTTAACCCTTTTTTTTTATATAAAATATTTTTTGTATATTTGTTTTAAATATAAAATATATATTATGACAAAAGAAAAAACAATAAGTTTCCAAGAACATTACATTTTAATAGATTATTATAAAAATAAAATTAAAGATTTACAAAATCAAAATTTTAATCTTAAAATGATCATTGAAAATGAAAAGGCAAAACTAGAAGTAGAAAAAATGAATTCAAATAATTATAATCAAATATGAAAACAAACATACATACCAAACTTTTTAAGTTACAATCAGAAATAGGTGCAATTAGTAAAGATTCAAAAAATCCTTTTTACAAATCAAAATATTTTGATATTAATTCCTTGATTGGTCAATTAAAACCATTATTAGATAAACATCAATTACTATTATTACAACCAATTACTAATAATTATGTAAGAAGTATTATATTTGATTTAGATGGTGGCTCTATAGAATCAGCTATGAAATTACCAAAAAATTTAGATGCACAAAAAATTGGTAGTGCTATTACATATTTTAGAAGATATACATTACAATCTTTATTAGCATTACAAGCAATAGATGATGATGGAAATTTAGCTAGTAAATCAAAACCCTTAAATAATCCAATACATAAACCATTATTATTAGACAATTCGCCTGAATTAAAAAACGCTATTAAAGGAATGTCAAAAGGTGCTTCCTTAGATGATGTTAAGAAAATATATAAAATAACACCTTATATCCAAGAAAAATTATTAAACTTTAAAATATGAATAAATTAGACACAGCATTGTTGTTAAAACTTACTAAAGCAGATAAGGAATTATTAAAACAAAAAGCAGATGAAAAAAGAATGTCTTTATCTGGCTATATTAGAAATGAATTATTAAACAATTAAATATATAAATTATGGCAGGAATTATTACAGCAAGTATTAGGGTAGATAAATTACCTAAAGAAAAATTTATCAAAGGTAAAGATGGTGCAGTTTATTACAATTTAACTATCTCTTTAAACGATGAAACAAGATATGGAAATAATGTTTCTATTTCTGATTCACAAACACAAGAAGAAAGGGAAGCTAAATGTAAAAGAAATTATTTAGGTAATGGAAAGGTAGTATGGACTAATGACATTATTAAAATAGCAGACAAACCAGAAGTTGTTGCAGAAAATACTTCTAGTGATTTACCTTTTTAAATAAAAAACTATTTTTTAATTAAAGGAGGATTAATAGTCCTCCTTTTTTTTTTATATATTTAATTAATGACAAAAAAACGAATGAATGAACAGGATACTGTTCAGCATCTTATTATGCAATCTATTGAAGAAGATTGCGTAATTAATCCAAAAGAAATAATAACTTATCCACCTGTAGCTATATCTTTAGGTGAAAAATTGATTAAAACAAAATATGGTGATATGTTAATGCCAATTCCTATAGGAACTTATGGTAATTTTTCATTTATACAAGCACCACCTAAAACCAAAAAAACCTTTTTTGTATCCTTATTAATTTCTGTTTATTTAAGTGATCAAAACAATTTTGGTGGCAATATAAAAGGACATAGAGAAAATAAACAAGTTTTGCATTTTGATACTGAACAAGGAAAATGGCACGCTCAAAAAGTGTTTAAAAGGATTTTAGATATGAATGTAGAAGATTATTCAAAATTTTATCATACTTTTGGATTAAGGACAATAGGTTTTAAGCAAAGATTACAATTTATTGAATATTGTTTAAAGCATAAAGTTCAAAATACAGGTTTATTAATTATTGATGGAATTGCAGATTTAGTATCAGATGTAAATAATATCGAAGAATCTAATGCTTGTATTCAAAAAATAATGGAATGGTCTGCAAATTATAATTGCCATATTATAACTGTAATTCATTCTAATTATGGAAGTTCTAAGCCTTCTGGTCATCTTGGATCTTTCCTTGAAAAAAAAACAGAGACACAAATACAATTAGAAGCAAATACAGTAAATAAGGATTGGATAACCGTAAAATGTAGAAGAAGTAGGGGTTATTCATTTGAAACATTTAGTTTTAAAGTGAACGAAATAGGATTACCAATAATAATTGGTGATTTATATGACCCACTTAAAAATTGAGTTATTTATGCGAAATTTATTGGTTGATATTTTTAAAAAACACAAAATTTGGATTGAAATTGTTGAATCCTTTGGGTGTAATAAATTAACAGCCGAAGATTTAGTAATGGAAATGTATATTAAATTAAAAAAAAATATTGATAAAGGATTAGATATAGATTATGGTGATGAAGATTTTAATTATTATTATGTTTTTAAAACATTAAAAAGTCTTTTTTTAGATTTAAAAAGAAAGGAATCAAAAGTTCAAATAATAAGTCTTGATCATACTAAATTAACTCAAACAATTATGGATGTAGAATATGAGAATAAATATGATTTAATTATAAATGAGTTAAATAAAATTCATTGGTACGATAAAAAAGTTTTTGAAATTGTAGATAGTGGAACTTCTATATCAGCATTATCTAGGCAAACTAAAATACCTTATCATTCTTTATATAACACTTATAGAAATGTAATTAAAAAATTAAAAAAAATCTTATGATATACAAATTATCACCAGAACAAATAAAATGGTGTATGGATTTAGCCATAAAAAGGTCAGGCACTCACAATCACGCAGAAACAAAAAACAGTATAAATTGTTTTAAAAACAAAGCTGGATGGTATAGACATTATTTAGGTGTTTTAGGAGAATTAGCATATTCTATACATTCAGGTTTAAAAATAAGACCTTTTACAGGTGAAGCAGATAATGGAACAGATTTTGATAATGGGGTAGATGTAAAAGCTTCAGATACAAAATATAAACCAAATTTGTTATTATTTGAAAAACAATTTAAAAGAAAATTTGCTGATCGTTATGTTTTAGTTTGGGTTAAATTACCTTATGTAGAAATAATTGGAGAAATTAAAAGACAAAAAGTAATTGAATTAAAGGAAATTAAAAATTTTGGTTATGGTAATTCTTATTTTGTAAACAACAAACATTTAAATAATCTTATATTATGAAATTAGGAGATATAGTTTATTATTTTACTTATTATACTGGTATTAGATATATATGGAAAAAGATATATCCAAATTGCAAATGTGATGAAAGGAGAAAAGATTGGAATAAAATAAAAGTTAAAAAATGGTAAAATTTACTGAAAATGATAGAAAACAATGGCAATCCTTTAGACTTTCAGAACCAAACTATATCACAAGAATACAATTTCATATGGTTTGCCACCTCCACTCACAATATTACAAACATAAATACTATGAACCCTGTACTTGTAATCCAAAAAAAATAAATAAATTAATAAAAGATTTAAATATTATTTGGGATAATGGGATTAAATAGAATTAAAAAATTAGAGCAAACATTAATAAATTTTTTAAATTTTGATGGATGGGATTTAAAATGGACAGGAAATGGTTTTGAACATTATGATGCTGAAGGTTATACTTCTAAAGGTTTTAAGTGTGTTATTGAAATGAAATTTAGAAATAAATATTATAAAGATAAAATGCTTGAAAAATATAAATATGACAAATTAATAAAAATGAATAAGGATATTATAAAATTATATTTTGTAAATGATCCTAAAGGAAATTTTATGTTTTGGTTAAATAATTTACAAATGCCAAAACCAATTGAAATGTACTGTCCAGACACCACTTTATGGACTAAAAAAAGGTTACTTAAACCTGTTTATTTACTTAAAGAAAACCTTGCAAGTAAAATTAATTTAAATAATTAAAAAAATTTGATCATATAATATATATTTTGTATATTTATACTTATAATATATAACATATGAATAATACAACATTTGAAAACATTGGCTATCACAAGGATTTTTATGTAAATGGTAAATATATAGGTTATCATAAATTAGAAACATATAATGGTAAATGTGGTTATGCTTCAAAGGAAGATTTTATTGCTAATCGCAACCTTACTGTACAAAAAGCATTTAATAGATATGCAGTAATAAAAAAAGGTCAACATTATACTACACAAATTATACCATTATGTGGTAGGGTATTAGGCACACAAAATGAAAAAATACAAAGATTATCAAATTCACAATTAAATTTTAATAAATAATTATGTATAAACTAGAAAAATATAAACAAAATTTAACCATTGATGGAAACAATGTTTGGAGTTATAATACAATAGTTGCCAAAATAGAAGGTAATAAATTGTTACAACAAGGATGGTGGTCTGTAACCACTCAAAAACATATAAATTATGTATCAAAAGAATTAGATTTAAAATTAATAAAATAAAATTATGGCACACGAACCACACGCATTTGAAAACCAAATATTTGATCACTTTAGAAAAAACGCAGAAAAAATAAATAATTGTATTGAATTTTTAGTTGAACATAATTACACTGTTATAGATTTGGAAGGAAAAATTATTACAAAAGATAAAATTAATTTAGACTTTAAAGAATCAAGCAACTACAGAATACCTAAATTAAAAAAAGAATGATATTATTAATAGATGCAGATAGTTTGGTTTTTGCTAGTTGTTGTAAAAAAAAAACAACACCAGATGATTCCCCACATTGTAAAAACATAGAAGATTCCATAATTAAATTTGATGAACAATTTATGGGAATTATAAATGATTTGCAAGAGGTTTATGATATTGAAAAAATAATAACATTTAATGGATGTAAAGGTAATTTTAGGAAATTAATAACTAAAAATTATAAAGCAAATAGAAAAAAACAAATCTTACCACCTTTACTTCACCAAATGCACCAATATGTAAAAGACAATTATGATAGTAAATATGGTTTTGGTATAGAAACAGATGATATGGTGGCAAGATATTGGAAAACTTTAAGTGAGGAATTTGGTAGAGATCAAGTTATGATAGTTTCTATTGATAAAGACTATAAGCAATTTCCTTGCCTAATTTACAATTACCATTTTAAGCACAAAGAAATATTAGATATATCTGAAGAACAAGCATTATATAATTTTTATGAGCAAATGATAATGGGTGATACTGCAGATAATGTAAACTATTTTAAAGGAAAAGGTAAAAAGTTTGCTGAAAATTATTTTAAAAATTGTAATAGTAAATACCAATACACTAAAAAATTATATGAATTATTCAAAAATAAATACAAAAGCAAAGCAAAACAAAAATATATTGAATGCTATACTTTATTAAAACTATTAACTAATTAATATGAATGTGGAAGAATTTTCTTACTATACAAAATACAAAAATAATTTAACTCAATTTATTATACATAACTGTTCATATTCTAAAAATAAAAAAAGATTAAACAGAATTAATTTAAATGAAAGGCAAATTTTAGATTTATTAAAAGAATTAATTGAAATTAGTTTATATTGTGATCAAATAAATAACAGAAAATAATACGTTATATATATAAGTATGATAGAAAAAATTGATATAAACAAAATATTTCCTAATAAAGAAAATCCACGTTTTATTAAGGATTATAAATTTAAAAAATTAGTTAAAAGTGTAAAGGAATTTCCACAAATGTTAAAATTAAGACCAATTATTATAGATAAAAATAATATAATTCTTGGTGGTAATATGAGATATAAAGCTTGTGTTGAAATTGGATTAAAAGAAGTATATATTATTAAGGCACATTCTTTCAATGAAGAACAATTAAAGGAATTTATAATTAAAGATAATGTAGGATATGGTCAATGGGATTGGGATATTATTGCTAATCAATGGGATACACAACAATTAAATCACTGGGGTTTGGAAACTTTAGAGTTAGAAGAAACATTTGATGAAGGTGAAATAACCGAAGATGATAATGAAAATAATAAAAATGAAGTTATAATAAATTTAACAATGCCATTTTACCAATATGAAAAAATGGAAAATGATTTTGAAAGTTTTATTAAAAAATATCCAAATGTAGTATGCAAAATACAAAATTAAACATATTAATTTATCCAATGTTATCGGTAGATAATTTAAATGCTGATAGCAATTATATTATTATAAAGCAACTATGTAATGAATTGTTAAAAACAAATAGATATAATTTTTTTTTATTAATTGATTCAAATAGAAAATATATAAAAG